CCCACTTCTTGTACAGCTCGTACGCTAAGTCTTTGAGCTCGGGAAATTCCATACGTTTCTTAATCATGTCCAGACCCATTATGTCCGTAGAGTTGTTCTCCTCGTTGTTGAACACGCCCCATATAGTGAACACACTATAGTCATTCTTGTTCTTGAGTTCGGCCGCCGTATCTGCAGTTATTATAATATACTCAACATCGGGCGGCTCGTCCTCTTCCCACCTTGACCACCACTCGCGCTTAACGATAGAGCCTTCTTCCGCCGTGGGGTTTTGTTGGTACTGTGCGTTCCACTGGAACACAGGCATTGAAGCTTTAGTACGCAGTAGTGCGTCTAAGTCGAAAAACTCAGGCCATAGTGGTTTCTCTTCGATGAGCCCTGTTTCTTTATTCTCAACTTCTAGTATGGCAGGGAACTCTACAACCTCGTATTGGTCAGACTTCGGGTTTTTCGCCATGTCTCGTAGGAGCTGCCCTGTTAGGTCAGACTTGTGCCATCGAGTAGCAATTACCGCTACGCGTCCACCCGGCATTAGTCGCGTTCTTGCACCAAACGCAAACCACTCGTACGCTTTGTCGAACACGTCAAAGTTGCCGTTTAGTACATCTTGCTCGGAGTGTGGGTCGTCGATAAGTAGTAAATCAGCACCACGACCAGCAATAGATGACCCGATTCCGCAGGCATAGAATATGCCCCCTAAACTAGTATTCCACCTACCTGCTGACTTGTTATCCTTAGCGAGTGTAACCGTGGGGAATATCTCACGAAATACTGGCGAATCCACTAAATTACGCACTTTACGGCCAAAATCTACTGCCAAATCGGTCGTGTGGGACACCATCATTATTTGTTTTGTCGGGTTTCTGCCAAGGAACCACGCAGGGTATATGGTCGAAACTAGCATGGATTTACCATGTCTAGGGGGCATATTGACGCAAATACGGTCTTTATTGCCTGATTCTATTGCCATTAGCTGCTTAGCTAGAATCCTGTGGTGGCGCCCTATGATGTACTCGGGGAATGCACGTTTAGCAAACGTAAGCAGGTCGTTGTAACAGGCTTGGTTAGCTTTGCGCTGGGATAATTCAGAGACCATACGGTCTATCTCGACAACTTGGTCTTCCGTAAAGCTATCTAAGTTGTCCAACATTACTTGGATTTCTTCGGGGGTAAAATCTAGTTCAGCACGAGCGGCCATTATGAACCTAGTTCCTCGTCGATATCTATGATAGTTTCCTCACCTGAGGACGACTTGAGTGTAAGCACTTCTGGCTCTGGGTTTATGAGTTTCTCTAACTTGTTGCGTAGCTGCACTTTGAGCTCGTCGGTAGTCCTGTGCGTAATCGTAACTTCGGTCTTATCGCTGAACAACCCAACGTCTGATATCTTGCCTAGTAGCTCAAGGGCTTTTAGTCGCACTCTTGGGTCTGTGTTTTCTGTCTCAGTTATAAGCTTGTTAGTAACTAAGTGACGTATAGCTGCGCTAGACTCTGCAACGGAGTGTCCATATTCTTGGAGTATGCCAGCAGTGTATAGCAAGGCTGCGGAAGTCAAAGTTGAGGCACGTTTGTTAGTGACCTGTTTAGATGTCCCTTTCTCGTCGTCGGCATAATGCCCTACTAGTGTAGCAGCACGTTCGCGTTCTTCGTGGGTGGGTTCTTCTATTTCCAGACCATGCGGGCGCAATTCCATAGCAGAGTTGCACATTGCTTCTATACGCTCGCGCAAATCAATGTATGGTATTTTAGGCGAGAACGGTACGCCTATTTCAGGTTCTATGTGTAATGTCATTTATGTAAGCCTCATCCGATGCTTTACTTTATACACTATGTGCGCTATAAATCAAGTGGGGGGTTTAATTCCTTCCCCTCTCCGTGAGACTTTTGCCCGACTTTGTTAACGCTTTGTCGGGTTTTTTTTTGTTTGCAGGTTTTTGGCAGGTTTCAAAATTGTGCGAAAAAAATTTTGAGATGTGTTTCTTGGCGATTGCGGTATAGGGGGGCTCGGTTTGTAAGTCATTGATTTTATTGAAGAAACTAGCTTACGAGTGGTATGAAAAGTTTTTTGAGTGGTGTTGCTCGTTTGGAATAGTATTACTATAGCGGGTGGGACTCCATCGTCTCCAAATTGGGGGTGGGGGGGTAGGTGGGTGCGCTATATACCTGTTTTGGGCTTGGCTAGTACAGGGTTGTATATAGTTGTACATAGTTGTATAAGGTGTGTTGACATGTCACGGTATAATGCTATGATTGGTACAAGTCAAGGCAACAACGCATTGACTAACTGGAGATACACATATGAATACATTACATAACAAGTCAGTCTACCTTATGGAGTTTGTCTTTTATATATCAACCACGGTGCATACCGACATCGCAATGGAAGTAATAACAAAAGGCTTTAGCATTAGCCACGGTGGTTTAGCGAATGCTATGAGGACCATCACCCAACAAGCCTACGTTGGACTTAACAACGATGCCGGAGACTGGTGTAGAGAGCTGGGCGTCGCGGCTTACCTCGCCAGTCTTAGCTCTGACGAGTAAGGCTACTAACTAACAGGGGGCGCAAGCCCCCACAACAAACCAACTGGAGATACACATGTTCTTATACAAAGGCAAGTACTACGCAAGTGCAAGAGATGTATGGCACCAAGCCATGCGGGATAAGAAGTAAGGCAACGTGGGTTAGTCACTATGACTAACCCACTGATACCAGTTATCAGGTAGCGCCTCGCCTCGCTCACAATAACCAGTTATACCGATTCGTTAGGGGATACCCTAACATTGTAGCTAATAGTACATAATGCTATATAATTGTATAACGTGCCTTGACATGTTACCGTGTTGTGCTATTATAGGAACAAGTCAAAGCAATACCGCATTGACTGATTACGAAACTGGATATAATCACATGACTAAAGTAAACGTATTTACAACCGAACAGACCACCGCGTTAAAAAGCGCATTTAATAAGCACACGGCTAGCCTCGCAACTGGTGCAAGCGTAGGTAATTTGGTACGTAAAACCTTACAGGATGCGAATATTACCGCGTTCGAGCTGTTACCGGAGTCCAACGAGCTGTTTAACGGTAGGGTAGAAGTCAGACCTATGTTACTAGGCTTTATAAACGATAGCCTACCGGCTAGTGTAAAGCAGTTAATCGGCGCAAAACCGGCTGATTGCAATGACTTAGTTTGTTTCTTATGGCCGGATAGACTTAATAAGCAACGTGAAATCATATCTATCGCGGATAGAACAGACGACCAGAAGAAACTAGGCTTTAAGACTTTAAAGGAGCATCGACGCGATTGGACTCAACAGGCTAACAGCCGGTTGAATGACTACCGTAGTAGTCTAGCCAAGCTAACAGGCGCTATCTTAAAGAAACCAACGAGCGACGCGACCGACGCGACCGACGCGACCGACGCGACCGACGCGACCGATAAAGTAAAAGTATGCCCTATCATGCAACAATCGACGAATTTACTGAACAGCTTGCGAGCTAGCGACGTTGCACCGTTACCAACTAAGGAGTTTAATGCGCTAATTAAATCGCTCATTAAGCTAGCTCAACCAACCCACTAAGCAACTAACCAACTAAGCCCCCATATGGGGGCTTTTTTTCGTCTCGAATAAAGTAAATCCACTGATACCAGTTGTAGCGTACTCGTCTCGCCCCTCGCCTTGCCCCACGTACAAGCTCACATAGCCCCTCAATCAAAGCCTAACGCGTTATGTTGAACAAGTTAAGCTTACCCACTGATACCAGTCCTCGTTTAGCTCCTCGCCTCGCCTACGCGTTTATAGGCACTGATTTGTTAGGGAAGTCCCTAACACGGCTAACACGGCTAACACGGCTAACACGGCTAACAAGTTAAGCCAAGTTTACCCACTGATACCAGTCCTCGTTTAGCTCCTCGCCTCACGCTGATTTGTTAGGGAACTCCCTAACTTGGCAGGTTTTGTTAACTTGTCACCATGTAATACTAGCTACTAAGTTAGTGTGAAATATAATACTAATAAATGGTTTGTTCTGGGTTGTTCTGGTTTGTTCCATAATGCGGCTACCAACCGTTTATAATATACTCAAGTGGTACATAGTAGTAAAACGTAGTAAAGGTTAGCAAAGTAAAAGACTATTAAAGTACTATATAATATATTAATAATATATATTTATAAGTTGTTCCATACACACGGGGAATTATGCGGCTAGGTTCGCGCTCTTTTTCTACTGGAACAACCTTTTTGTGTTTTCTTGCTTAATTGGGCTTGTTTGCAAATATAGTCGCTGTATCTGCCAAATCGCGGAACCACCCATACCACCCGTTTATAAGTGGCGCGGTGAAAGCATTCTCAAAAAAAGCTCTGGAACAACCTACCCCTTTTCTGGAACAACCTCTGGAACAACCTCCTATTTCTTGGAACAACCTCATTTCACATTAGTATTATAATACCACCTCAACCAAATCCGCACCCACGGAACACATGCCAAACCCAAAACGTATTATAATACTAATACACCTCACACCCAAAATATTGACCTCACTAGTATACATGTTATAATAGATTTCCAACCAACCAAGAGAGTTTTACCCATGCCTTACGAGAATATGTTCAACCCACCAAGTTCGACCAGTTATTACAGCTTTGTATGGTCACAAGTTGCCAATATGCAGACCGACGAAATCATCAAAGTGGATATAGGTATCAAGTCCGTTGCTGACTTTCGTATTAACTTATGTAATGCCGCACGTGCCAAGTGCAAAGGTGGCAAGTTCCAAACCAAAACACGCAACGGCAAGTTGTTTGTAAAGTGCCTAATCCCACCACAACCACAACCACAAACACAACTGAAACCAGTTTTACCACACCACGAGCAGGAGACAGACGAATGAGTTATGACCACATATTTGAACGCCACAACGACTACGGCAATGTGCGTAGAGAACTGTTAACCATGCAAGCAGGCGACACTATAAAAGGCACGTTATTTGTAGGTAGGCAAAACAAACCCGCATCATCTGCAACTGACACTCAGACCGAGGCGTACAGGCAACTAGTGTATAGCAACATGTCACGCTACGGCGGTAAGTTCAGAACGCGTGTCGTAGACGAAGAGATATTTATAAAGTGCATAACCCCCATGGACAACGCACCCGAGCAACGAGACAAACCCACGTGACATAGTACGTCATGACACTAGACCACACCATATAACACCCCTTGACAAGTTACCGTGAGTATGGTATAATAGTACTTCAATCGACAACTAAACAAGTTTTACGTTTACTCACATGTTATCGTTTCCGGTGCTACGCACCAGACTCACTAACAACATGTTAGGGAAGTCCCTAACAACACAAAGCTAACAACAACTGGAGAACGGCATGGGTACACACAACCAAATAACATACGAATATTTCTGCGTACTGGGCGGACTAGCTAACCCACGATGTGTTAAAAATCACAAGAGCAACGGCACACACCACTACACTACATATCACTTAATCGGTTAGTGTTAGGGAAGTCCCTAACGACGTTAGGACTTCTAGTGCATAGCACTGGAAAAGCTAACAAACAACAACTGGAGAACTACATGAGTAATTACCACATCGACCAACTAGGTAGAGTAGTGCAAGAAGTGCCCGAGCCTAAGCCAAGAGAAAGACAAACGATTGCCGGTGCTCCGTATAGTTACCACTTTCGCCCCTGTGGCGGTTGTTTGTACGCAGACTATAAAAGTGACACGGACAACCTAGCAAATTGCCGAGACAACGAAATGCCACTGGACGGTGCATGTGCGCGTGACAAGATTATATACGTACTAGTGGAGACTACGCCATGAGTAGCTATCACGTAGACCAGTCAGGGCGCGTCGTGATGCAGGTAGCCGAGACGAAATTCTGTAAAGGGTGTTTGTACAGTCCTGATAAGGTTGACGGTATAGAGGATTGCAAACATACAGCACCAGTAGAAAACCGACAGGGTGTCCACGGAACCTTATGCGGGAGCAACAACACAGTATACGTACTAGTGGATACAACAAAGTAGTACTATATAACACCCCTTGACATGTCATGGTATCTATGGTATAATAGGTACTATTAAGAAGATGAAGAAACCAAGCAACACCAAACCAATGTTAGGGATTCCCTAACAACCAACAACAAACTGGAGTTACATATGAATACGCAATTAAACCTAGACACAAACGTAGTGAGCATCAGCAGTGCAAGTATGATGGTCGAGTTATCAATCAGTACATGGAGCGGTAACAAGT